CCGTAGGGCGTTACGCCCTGCCCTTTCACACCACGAATACTGTTCGCAATGACCGTCGAATCACCACCTTCGACAATGGCAGCGATTGAATGCGGAGGCAGGCCATTTGCATCAGTGTTATCTGTATCGTTCTCATACAGCTTGTGTCGTGTTACGCCGCTGATATTTGCTATCGCACCATCTACCGCACCAAACGGCGTGAGAGACGCCAGCGCGACGCTTTGCGACTGTCTTACACGTAGTTCTGCGTCAGTTTCCGCCGCTACACCTACAGTTGCCGCCTGCGGGTTAGTCACCGAGGCCCATCCTCGCGTAGGTGTGTTGATGCCGTTTACCGACCCCGCAACCGCCGCGACCGCCCCGGAGTTCGCGCAGGTGGCCGTTGCTACCACTGTCCCATCGGAGCCAATCACTACGGTAGCAGGCAGATTCCAGACCACGCTGTTTGTGTCGCGGACCGAGCCATTGGTGATGGTAGTGCCAATAGTACCGGTCAGCAGCAGATCGACAGTTGAATTTGTCGCTGCGCGCCTGGTAATACCGTTAATTTTGACGTTGCTCGTCAGTGCGTCACCCAGGGCCGTCGCCGGCGAGAATGACCTGTAAACCGAGATGGCCGTGTTATTGGCGTCATGGATAGCCAGTGCCACCAGCGCCACCATCTGGCCGTCTTTGCTGTCTGGTTCCAGATAGGCATCACTGCCGTAAATCTGGTGGAAATAACCGGTGATGGTGTCCAGCACAGTTTGATAATCGGGCGCACTAATTCCCTCAGCGGTTACCGTTGCCGATAAGCCGAGTGTGTCGAGGTCCAAAGACATTACGCCTCCGAGGTTACTGTGGTTGTCCCGTAGATGGTTTCTACTGTTGCCGTGAACGTTACACGGCGCGTACGGCCGTCAACTTCGGTGTTAAATTCGGTGATTGCGCTCACGCCCTGCGTTTCCATAATGCGCCGGCGGATAGCCAAGTTGTAGGTATCAGGTTTTTGCTTACCCAGCACGGACTGAATCCAGGGTGTTCCCTCCGTGGTATCGAGGAACCACTGACCGTACCAGAGCAGGAAGCGCGTTTTAATGGCCTGCGCGACGGCCTCAGGAGAGTTTACCAGCCAGGTATCATCGCCCCGGCCGAAAGTGTAATCCCCGTCATCGTCTTCTCTTCGATATCGCATATCACCCTCCGAGTGGTGCTGTGCTGCTGCCACCAGATTCAACGCCACCATGCGTATGCTTATCGACGATTGAGCCATCCACCAGCTGCAGGCGGCCATCAGGCAGAATTCGAAGACCGTTCAGGTTAAAACCGCCCGGAGCCGTACCACTGATTGCTCCGTTTTCAGGATTAAGGCTCAACTTTGCCGACCCATCATCGCTGCGCAGCTCTACCGCGCTAGTGCTGATGCCGCTGATTTTCTTCGCTTGCGACTGCGGACCCACGATACAAAATGCATCCGACAAATCATGCATGCGGCCGTCTACTGGTTCCTGTACCCCGCCACTCTGCCACCAGAAATCAATGCAGCGGTCGGCAAAGATAACCAGGCACTCATCACCTTCTTTGATCGGGAAAGTCAGCGTACAGCCGCCGCCACGAGGAAAGACGACAGGAACATCCACCAGCAGCGGATAGTCCTTTGTGCTTTTGTTGCCGTCGTTGTCACGCTCGATGTAGCGGATCGCCGGCTGAACAACAGCCGTAATTGATTCGGGGTCGAATGACTGGATGATACCAGGTAGCGCAACGCGCAACTGTTCGTTGATAGTTTTGCGCTCAGATGTCAGAACCTCCGCCAGCGCACCGCTACGGGTTTTATCGGATACTGCCATTTGCTTTACTCCGGGCATTAAAAAACCCGCTCAGAGGCGGGTTTATGTGGCGAATTAAAAAACTAAGATGCTGCTGATAATTCCTTGTCATTAGCACTTTCTTCGGCAATCTCTAGCGAGCGGTAATACTGCAAGGCGGCTGGATCTGCAACATACTCAACCTTCCCATGATGTTCTTCAACGCACTGAATAATTTTTTGAATGTCTGTTTTAAAGAATTCTTTGCGGAGATTGACCTTATTCATGCGCTCACTACTAAGTTTATTGTGCAAAGCATATTCAAGGGCTGGAGCATCGTCACAACTAATCATTGCATGCACATCAAACTCAAATGGCACGCTGGCTCCACTTAGTTCACTAACACGGTCGAGCGGCTCAAGGCGACGGGTCATTCCTATTTTGTAGACGTTCTCACCAAACGAACCGATGTTAGAAATAACATAAACATGTCCCTGCTTGGTCATCTGAGCCATTGATTTCGCTCGCTCATACTGCTTGTGAACATCTTCAATCTCTTGCTCCAACTGACGGCGGGTTTCTTCTAATTCCTGCCGATGTTCTTCATCGGCTGCCAGTAGGGCTTCTTCTACAGCTTTACGGCGGGCCTCAAGCTCCTGCTCTTTGGCTTCGGCTTCCTGCTGCTGTCTTTCCAGCTCTTCAGCACGCTGCCGTTCTTCTCGCATTTGACGTTTAATTTCGTTCTGGGCATCACGCTCATCCTGCGCAGCCTGAAGCTCCAGCACCTTATCTCGAAACTCTTTTTCTACCACTTTCCAGTCAGAGCGATCCCGGAGCTGGAAGAAATCATATTTCGCAATTAGCGTCTGGTAGATTGCTTTCTCTTTTCTGATATCTTCGAGTTTTCTCTCGAAGTTTCTCAGAGTCACGGACGCAAGTAATGTCTTGCGTTTGTAGCGATATGTATCATCAAGAACTTTCTGTATTTCTTCCTGAGCGGAATGATGCTGCTCGCGAAATATAGTTTCAAAATCGAAAGCAAAATCAACGGCTTTACCGAGGACTTCTTTGCTTTTTATTCTATTTATTTCAATAACCTGCCTGAGTTCGGCTTTCAGGTTATTATGTTCGACTTCGCGTGCAATATCCCTGTTTTTGTATTTTTCAATCGCATCTTCTTTTTCCTCAATCTCAGCCGCAAGAGATTTTTGATTTCTTAGCTCAAGATACTCAACAACTTTTTTATGTTTATTTATCAGATATCTATAGGTTATATAAGCACCAATAACGGCCCCTACGCCTAAGACAATCAATATTGGATACAACGCTTCCATGTACAATCACCCCAGAATCAACAATTAGAATCATCTGAAATATACAGGATCTTGACTTAGAAGCGCCATATCAACTCCCAGCTTATTGTTTAGCCAGAAACCTTTTTGCAGGGGAAAGACCCGATGATCTTTGGTGCATCCATGCTGTTTTGTAGAAGTTGGACGTTGAGGAATGCCTTTCCGTTGCGCTTAACAAACTCAAATCCATAGTTGTTACCATCACGCGCAGGCATAAGGCCCATGTCCATTTTCATGCTGGAGTAATCGCCCTGCGCACCGAGAAACTTAATCTTTTGCGATGTGGTTTGTTCGCCATTGATAAAGGCATAGCCTCTACCATCTACGGATAACCGGTACCCACTACATTGGAAGGCTGCTTGCGACACTACAGGAACTAGTACGGCGATTGCCAGAATGTATTTGAGAGAACTCACTCTCCACCCCCACCACGGTTTAATGCTGAAGCCGAAATCAAATCACGTGCCCCACGCGCTTCACACATCATATCCATGTACCACGCCTGGCCCCTTGTGTCGCCAGTGTACATAATGCCGCGGACAATATAAACGCCGTCGGTCGCAATACTCGCCGGCTGCGCTGTGGTGCCCTCAACGGTGATATTGCCGTTATTGTTCTGGTCGGTGATGCGTCCCTGCGTCATAGCAATATCGTTATTACCCAGCACGGTACGGTACACCGAAGCCTGGTTAAGCTCGATAAGTCCATTAACCCGGATGTTTGGGTTGATCAGGCAACGGACGTTAACACCACTGCCGATGGTCTGCTGCGGCATGCCGATCAGCCCGGTGGAACTGTTCAGCTTAATAGCATCGTGAACCACTTCGTTTTTCGCCACCATCTCGCGCTTACCATCAACAAACATCCAGTCAGCCTGGCATTGATCGGCAACGTTATCCATCAGGTGACGCGTCATGCCAAACAGCACCCGCCCACGCGGGTAAACTGTAGCGGGCATAGCTGGAGTGCTTCCTTCAGTCGCGCCTTTTGCGTTGAAATCCTTCATCAGCGCTGTATTGACATCTGCAACCGTATAACCTGCAGCAAGAGTCTGCGCCGTGATCGAGGTGGCAAATGCCCGGTCTGAGTCGGCCGCCTGAATCAGCACAAAGCTGTCGATAGGGTTATCTTTGCCGGTGATGGTATAGCGGATCTCGCCATCAAAGATAAGCCCGTAGTTCCGCCCGTCCATCTGGCCCACGTCATCTGGGTTTACACTTCGCGCTGTACCGACCTGGCTGGCGGAAACATCCGCTGCAATCCCGTCGTAACCGGCAATTACCCGGATACGGGTAAATTCATCACCAACAATCCGGTTAACGGTATCAGCGGCCAGGTTATACACCTTGAAGGTCCCTACCCGCGTTTCACTGCTCAGATTGAACCAGTCGATGGTAAAAGTGACCTTGAAGCTACCGAAGTCGGTAGCGTTGCCTTTCGCGTCGACAAGCTGCAGCTCAAAATGCCGCATCCAGTTCTGTGACATGATTACTCCGTTACCACGTAGAGGTGACTATTTATTCCTAGATCGCTTTCGGTGGGGTTGTCATTAGCCGCGTTATCGCAGCCGACATAAAGCGAAAAGCCCAGCCCGAGATAGCGGTATTGCGCCAGCAGGTCAGCGCCGGTGATCAGGGGTACACCCTTAATCAGGTCGGCGCCGCTGCTATCCATGATATCGAGGCACCAGAACGCGGAACGCCAGGTAACAGCCATTTGATAGCTCTGGCCAGCCAGCGCAATAGCGAATTGTTGATTGTCTGGTGATAGCGGGATTTCTGATACGGCCATTTATCCTCCGGTTGCGTAGCCAGCCAGCCGGCTTAACAGGGACTCATTTTTCGCCGCCGGCGTTTTTACTCCTGAGTTCTGCACTGCTGAAGTATTCGCCCCCAGTTTCATGTCTTCTTTGACTGCTACCTGCGTGGTGGTCGTGCTCGTGATAATGACCTCGCGAAGCGTAAGTACAGCAGACAACACATTTTCTGACGTCCTGTCGGTCGTGACCTCCAGCGCACGGATCAGCATGTTGGAGTAAATCCGCTTACCGGTCACCACATCGAAAGGTACCCTGCTGTTCTGCAGGTCCAATAGTTCCTGATACGTTTCTTTCGGACTAAGACCCACACTCAATCCGAAAGACGTGGTATCAAGAAAGTCGAGCAGCGATCCACCGCCAGCAAATCCGACCTGCATAACCACTTCTGACGGACGTCGGTAGGCGTGGTCAGAAATTGCAGCGCCGACCTCTACCGGGTGTTCGGTAATTTCCAGCGTGTCATTGTGCTTTTCAGAAATGACGACACTGGGAACGATCAGCCCGATGCGACGGCTCTGCTGCTGAAACAACGTAGAGAGGATATCCATCAGCCTGCCCCGCTTTGATTAACCCGCAACACCCTGGCATTCGCTTCAAGCTGCCGGCGCCCGACTTCCTGGCCGACTTCCTGAGCGTTTGCGCCGTAGATGTTGTAGGTGTTCTGCTGCTGAACCTGCGCACCAGCTGCCTGATGAGCCAGCGGGCTGTTCCAGTTCGAATAGCCCTCTTTACGAGCCATTGACTGCATAAGGGCACCCATCGTATTTGGATCGGACAGGTTAAGCGCCGCCGTCGGCGACACCCCCATCCATCCTGCAACCTGACGTGCATACTGCTGCGGGTCGTTGTTGTCGCCCGCCGGCGCCCAGGTGCTGACGATATCCATGATGGTCTGCAGGCGGCGCCCGGTTGTTTTCCCTGTGAAGTAGCGCATCAGTTGGTTTTTCATGGCTGTCCAGCCTTCAATCGCCGATCCGAACGCTCGGAATCCTCCACCGCCGACAGGGCGAATGTTCCCAGGATTGTTGTTGCGATCGGCAAGCGTTTTCTGCTCATGCTGATACCAGCCGCCATCACTGAAGCGGGTTTTAACCTCCTCCCAGAAGCCCAGCACCTTACCTCGCGCGTTGACGGCGCTACTGGTTACGCCTGGCAACGCATCGGGCTGATCGCTCCCTTGTTTGAGTAGAGCCTTGCCGATGCTTGCTGCATCAGACCAGCGACCGTCTTTGATGGCGTTAAGCAGGTCACCAATCATGCTCAGCATTTTGCTGAATTCGCCCATCTGGGTAATGAAGTTGCTGAAATCCCACTTCAATGACCAAGATTTAGGGTCGATGTTCAGAAGCTTCGCCAGCGCCTTCCCGAGATCGATGACCGTTTGTTTCAGGTCGCCAACCATCTTAAGCGCGGCATCAACTTCAGGTTTCCATTTCTCCCAGTCAATGAGGCTTTTGCCACCCTCTTTCCAGGTCTGGTAATCCTCCCAAAGCAACGCTATGGCACCCGCAAGGCCAAGCACCCAGGTAATAGGTGATGCCATCATGGCGCGATTCAGTAGCCACCAGGCAGCAGTAAGCGCACCGAGGAGCTCTATCAGCTCCTGTGACTGCTTATCCAGAGAATCCCACCAGTCACTGATACCCTGGCCTAACCGCATGAGCCGGTAAATCATCCTGCCGACCATTTCACCAGCCCAGAGGATCCCCTTAACCGTCGCGGTGATTGCGCCTTCGATTTTCGGGAAATTGTCCAGTATCTGGCGCCGCAGCCGGTCCAGCGACCCGGCCAGGCCATCAGCCAGACTGGAACCGATTTTGTCCCGCGCCATACCGGCCATCAGGCCGAATGACCGCAGCGAGGTCATGAACTTGTTTGAGCTAACAGCGGCCACGTCAGCGTTATAGCCGATCGCCTTCGCCATTGCGGTATATTCGGCGCTGAACTGGCCGATACCGCGACGCATAGCCATCAGGGTATTTTCATCAATACCCAGCATCTGTGCGTACTGGTTTGCACGGTAGTACGGCATGCTGCTGAGTCGTTGGCCGACGCCGGTGAAGATGCTGGCCATATCCCGCATGCTGCCTTTAGCATCGCGGGTCTGCACGCCCAGGCGGTTAAGAAATCCTTCGGCGCCGGGGTTGTTACGCACGAACCTTGACAGGTTTTCGAGGGAGCCGCGGGCGGCGTCCACGCTGCCGCCCATCTGGCTGACGGCAAAGCCGATCTGTTTGATGCCCTGCACCGTTGCGCCGGTGCGCTGAGAGGCCCAGTACAGGTTATCGAGACCGCTGGCGACTTTCGCGGTAAAGGCCACCACTGAAGCAGCAGCCAGTTCAACTTTGGCACCAAGCTCAATCGCCTTAAGCGTCGTCCCGGCAACCACGGCATCAAATTTTCTGGCGCCAGCCTCATCGACTTTGAACCCAAGCGAGATCAGAAAGTCCTTGAGCGTTTCAGCGTTCATTGTCCTCTCTCCATTTCGCTATTCGGTAATCGTTATCGGCTTTGAGGTCCAGCCAGTCATTCATGCGGGCAATGTCAGCCAGGTCGACTGACCCGTCCTTCAGTGCGGTATAGGGGATATACCCGGCTTCCACCGGGCGCATCAGGAAGCTTTCTCCTTCTGGTAAGGATTCCAGCGTTAAGCCTGCGGCGACGGGTCCGCCGTTTCGCTGGCGGGGAGTTCTTTCAAAAAATTTCCCAGGCTGTCGGCGACCACCCGCGCCACCAGCTGCAGCATCGTGAACAGGTCGATGTCGTCGAACATCAGCACGCCCTGATCGAAGACTTTCACCCATCCCTTTTCATGCTGGCGGGAAACGACGCCCAGGCACGGATAAATCACCGCGTTAACGTCGTCATCCGGCAATGCCGCCAGCGTGTCGGCGATTTTCGGCAGCACACTTTCCACTACAGCACCAGAGTTCCCGGCAACAGCCTGTGCCTTCAGCGTCGAAAACTCACTAACCAGACCGGCCAGCACCGGCAGCAACTTACGGCTGACCTTCAGCTGCTGGAAAACGTCGAGTTTGGCAGTGCGGTAGTTAACGCCCTTGATTTCAAATTCCATCGGTTAGAACTCCCCCAGCAGTTGGTCAACTTTACCGGCGTCAAATACCCACGACACCGTATTGCCGACTTTGGCGTTAGCGTGATCCGGCTGTTTCTGGAATGCGCAGCTGCGCGCGGTGGTGATATCGCCTGACACCTTGTTTCGGATGACGATTACGTTATTACCCCAGGTCGCTGAGGACTGGCTCTGCGCGTTATACATCAGGGATAGCTTTTTGTTCACTGGGGACGTTTTCAGAAGGGTTACCGTGATGGTGCCGCTTTTCCCGGCGTGCAGGCTATGCATCACTTCACCATCAGCGCCGACGGTCATGGTGTTTTTTGCCTCGGTCATCGCAACCGTAATACCCTCTTCGGAGTTCGCCGAGCCATAGCCCAGATCGATACTGCCGGTCGGACCGGTAAGGGAGGCCGAGACGTCAATAAAACTATAGGTTCCGCTCATGGTCTCTCCTTATCGCACCACGTTGATCTGCACGTCGCCATAGTGAATAGCACCCGCCAGTTTGAGCGCCGCCTGAATCACCGGTGACTTACGGGCTTCACGGTCAGACTGAGCCTGATTCGCTACCGCGTCGGCGTAGACGTAATAACCCTTCGTCAGCGTGTCACCCGATTCAATCTGGCCGATCGGGCCACCATTCCATACCCCCGGCGCCACCAGACCGTTATTAACAGCCTGGTCGAGTGACGCTTCGACGCTGGTCATTAACCGGGTAACGCCCGCATCGGTTTGCGGAATTTTGGTGGTCGAGGTGTACAACAGGTTGTAGAGATTTGTCTGTACGTAGTTCTGCAGCCAGTCCAGGCCATGGCGCTCGTCGAAGAAGTCACCGTTCGCCATCACGCCCTGCTGGATAATCGCCGTATCGTTGGCGTAGTAGACGTAGACGTTACCGTTAATGGCATCAATGGCGGCAGCCTGTGCGGTCGTCA